GGTTAGGGTTCGCACTTGATAGTCTCCCTGATTCGGTTCCGTGGATCTTGAATTCGGTGTAAATCCTTCCATTTGGAAATCGCTTGAGGACGAGTCCCTCTAAGTATCTAGATCGTTGGGTATCGAGACTCTTGAAATCATCGAGAGTCTGCGTGAATTGATCAATCGCCATACGCCCATTCTCATCGAGATTAGTCTTGTATAGACCGAGCAGCATAGCCTCGCGTACCCATTTATCCGTACTACGCTTGCCAAGCCGCTCAATCTTCGGACGCATCAGATCGTGTGATATTCCCCAATCATCATAGAGCAGCGTCTCTAGCTGCTTAGGTGAATTGGGATTCAAACGTGGCCGGCCAGAGATTTGACGCATATCCGCTCTCTGCGTCCTAAGTTTGGGATATACGTCAGCCTCTAGGATATCACAGGCTCTTTCAGCATCGAAAATGTTACCCTCTAATTCGGTTCTAGTAAGGGTTTCACTGAGTCGAATGAGTAGAGATCGGTACGGTCTGGCCCAAACGTTGTCGTGTTTTGCGCGCGCTTCGAGTACCGCAAAGAGAGCCAAGCTGCCAGCCGTGTCAAATCCGTTGTATTCATATAGATCCATTCTTGATCGCTGATCTGGGAGTTCTCCAGTTTTCTTGAAAGCACGCACAGAACTAGGCTCGTATTTAGGCCATCCGAGTTCGTCTTTGAGCAACCATTCAAGTGAATGGCCTCCTGCTCCAGATTCGGGATCACCCGGTCGCTCATCAAGACACCAAGACAATAACATGGTATCTTCGTCCACACGAGCATCGACACCGCTGGCACGCAATACCTTTACGTCGTACTTGCCGTTATGCCACAAGTATCGACAATCAGCACGATGCCACAATGTCCACAGTTCTTCTAGACCCGCACCATTGTTAGCAGTACACACTTTCTCACCGAAAACAACAGCACGTTCGGATCTAATAGAGAATCCAGCACACACGACTTGTGCCGTGTGTGCTAGACCGCTCTGTTCTCCCACGCCCCTTGTCTCAATGTCGCAAGCAATCAAAGTACCTGGCTCAATCATCTTGTCCATTTCAATGATTGCTGCTTTTGCCTCGTCTAGATCATCAATCCAGCGCACCTCCGGCAAAACCGGCACAGGGAGGGGATCTAGAGCTAGACGAAAATCTCTGAGGAGATTGGGATAATTGGCATCATCACGAACTACGACAGCTGGATTACTCGTGACAATCACTCGCTGCTTGATGGGGAATGATCCCACCTCACGATAATGCACATACCCACGGTTCTGGCTAATGTTAGTGACACCGAGAATACTGTAGACCGCTTCTACACCGCAAGCTATGACTGTATCAGCACTCCCAATTTCTTCCTCAAGCCTAGGTTCGCAGCATGATTGAGCAAGCGCGAAACCTGACTCAGTTCCATCAGATTGGCAAAGCACTACATTCGTGGCAAGTACGTCAGCTCTACTAGTCCCGTGGATTTCTAGCAGATGATCGAGAACTTTACCACTTGGCCCGCTAAACGACTTACCTGCGATAGCCTCGTAGTGCCCCGGTGATCTAGATATGATCGCCACACGTGCATTTTTAGGCCCCGTAGTAGCCGCATATGATCTGCCAGCAAATGGGCATTTTTCACATATAGCTAGTGGGTGTTTACGTTTGATTTCAGTCAATGAATTGTCTCCCGTTGAGTACGCCATGCTGATACGCTAAAGCAACTAGATTGCAGTTGTTCTTCGCGCCAAAGTTTCTTCGCATTTCGATTAGATCATTCTTGATGGTATGATCTGAAACATCCAGTTCGTGTGCTATTTCCTTCACACTCGAGCCGTCAGCCAACATCAGCAGGACTGAGTTATGTCTTGCAGTACGAGCACCTGGGGTATTATAGGTCAACCCGTCCTATCCATTTCTGCCTTGTCAACCATGTAGCATAGCATATCTTCGATACTCGCATACAGGTTCTCTAGGCTTCCGTTGTTAGACAAGGAGTAATCCCAGTCAAAATCGATAACCTCGCTCGTGTGTCTATCTTCTACCCTGTGCAGGGTTTTTTCGATAGGGGCCGCGATTTCACGAAATACACGAACTACTAGCCCACCAAGCTCACGCACGCGAACAGCCTCATTACTGAATCTCACGTCAGTCACGACAATCGCGCGACCCGGATAAAAACCCCGCACAGGGAGAGTTTGATCGACCCAAAAGTCTTGACCGAAAATATCTCTGTGCGCTTCCGTCCCGTATCGCTGTAGAAACGTGCGAAACGTCATATCGTGAAGTGAGCCGTCATTAGACTCAACTGTCGCCGTTGCATAAGTCTGATTCTTTAGCTTGTCTACATCAGAGAATGGAATATCGAAGAGAGCTGCAACACTTTTCTTGAGTGGATCGGCAAATGCCTTGCGCTCGAACTGATGTTCCTTGACAAGATACGCTGCTACCGTATCTTTGCCAGACTGCTTGTAACCACTGAGTCCGATTATCATGATTCTATCTGGATCTTTCATGAAGCCCAATATGAGAAGCCTCGTCCACGCGGTTCCTTTCTAATCAGAGCACGTTGTTCTAGTGTAACCAAGATCATTTCACCTTCTTTAGCTGTTAGATGGAATCTTCTGAGAATGTCGGATCGTGTGGTTCCTGGATGTTTCTTGACATATTCCAGAACACCCTCGATCGACTTTTCATGCAAACTCTTGCCAGCATTGACAATCAGGGTAATCGAGTTCTTACCCCAATCTTGGATTAGCCATGCAGCATTGAGGATATCGTTGTTGTCTACAATGATGATAGGCTCGCTGGCTGCGTATTCCCCCGGCTTCTGATGAGTAGCTGCTAGTATCACTCCGATCTTGAGCAAGGATTTACTCATACGATCGAGAGTAGGTAGCGCTAGATTTGGGAGCAAGCTATTCTGAGCTGCTCTGACCAACATCATCTCAATCTCCTGGTACGTAGACCAAGCCTCAGGCGTAAGCTTGGCTGTATATCTAGGTGCAACTCTCATGCGAACTCCGCCGATCTTTTGATCTACGTCGCTGGCATAGTTTTCGTAGAGATCAGCTATCTTGTTCATAATCTTGGTACGGCTGGTTTGATCTACGATATCAGGAGGGCCGAGGGGCTTCAATGAATCACTATCTTTACGGTTTCCTTCAACTACCAGGAAACGTGGAAGAAATCCCGAGAATACGAACGAGTCATTTATCGAAGCGTATACTCGATCAGGTGTTCCACCAAACAAGGCAATGAACGCGGGAGACTCAATATGGATAGTTTCCTTGCGAAGACGCCTACGATAGATTGGCGGTACATCGTAGAGATGTGTGAGAGTCTCCTGCATCCCCGCCATGTAATCTTTACGCATCATGCTGTCGAACAACCCTGATACCTCATCCTTGTGAAAGATGCTGGATTTGTTAGGTCGCTCGGATACAGCTTGAAGCACACCTTCCGACGATCCATCGGTAGCTACGATCATCTCTGGATCTATCGCTATGAGGAAATCTAGAGCCATACGCATGGCTGTAGTCTTACGAGTTAGTGTGGATTCTCCGAGAATTAGTCCCCACAAATTTGGCGCAATAGAACCAATGTTCGTCTCTATTCTCACCGAGGTTGAGACTATCGCGCTAAGCACGATAAGTATGGAAATATCGTGAAAAGCCGGAAGCGCGTCAGTTGCGGCAGATGCCCAACTACGATATTCGTCCAACAACGTCGATGATGCCGGTGACATGACAAGCTGCGGAATATTGATTAGATCACCTACATCACCTATAATATTATATTCCTCACCTGCCTTGAGCACGTCGCGCCATAGATGTTCTATGGGTCTGCCATCGCGACCGTACTTATTACATTTAGCATCGCAGGCAACCACAAAAACTTCTTCCTTGGACATACCTGTTCTAAAGGATTCATGTAAGAGACTCCAAAAGATGCTACTCCAGTCTTCTCCTTCTTCTGGCTCGTAAGTCATCAAACTAACGAATCTAGAATCCAGGTATGGCGAATACTTATATAGTATAGCCTCTGAGCGCATCCCCTCATTACCTACAGGCAACGGAGGATTAGCAATTCCCGAACTACCGTCAGGCAGCACGGACTCTATTTTCTCAAACCATTCAGCCTGTGCCGTTGTTCTGGATACGCGCTCCAGCTCAACGAGCGCCGGTGGTATGTATTTGAAGTTGGTAGTCAGTGGTACTCGAAGAAGCTGAGTAAGATCCCAACCTGATTTATCAGCACCATTGAGAGAATAGGCAATTCGGCGCGAGTAATCCTGCGCCTGAATTGGATTTACTGATGTACTCATGCGCCAGATTGCCTGCCATCGTCCCGGACTAGATTGAATAACGATAGGCGGCGGAATCTGCGGTGGTTGGATAGTATCAGGATTTACTGAATCTAAATCCGACCACAACAAATCTGTAGGCAGACAAAATTCTTTTCGTCTCTCACGCCTGTCTAACAGATTGACGCAGAAGTATACGTTATGTTTAGGCTCAACCTTGAGAATCCAGTTTTCCATCTTGATGGATTCTTTAGGCCAGTCAAAGAATTCTTGCCTGAACGTGGCCTTGGGAGCACGTGGATCGGTAGTGGCTAAGCATAAGATACCTTTACTATCACCAAAGATTGTTTCAAAGAAACCTAATCTTATCCTGCTTTTTGCTTCATTTTCCATTATGGGGATGGTAGGACTCGAACCTACTTTACCAAGCGTGGGGGAAACAAAGGCTTGGTAACTCCAATCATATCCTGGGCTCTAGCTGCG